CCGAGGCGAAGGCAACGAAATCCTTTAAGGAAATCGTGACTTCGACCCACCCCAAACCATCATGGTACGGGGACTACGAGACCTCTATGAGGCGAGTAGTGAGGATTTGTCGTAACTTGTACAAGCCGACAAACATCCTTGGTGAGCATATCTCCACGAGTAACTCTGGAGATCGGGTCTATTCGTCAAAAGATGGCGGAAAATCCGCGGCTCTCTTAGAGAGCTGTGAAACTATTCTCAACGAGATTCCTCTTGAAGATGAAATTCTCGAAACCAGCCCGCTAGGCCCCCTCTTTTTCTACAAGGGGATCTGCAGGTGGCAGTCGATCGATCTGTCGGCGGATCGTTCGAAGTCGATCAAATGGATGTCGGATTATCCGGCCACCATTGTCGACCGTCCTCCGCCCCTTTATGGGGCGAATGACTACACAGGAAACTGCATCTTATATGTTGCATACCGAGAGTACCTCGCTTCGGCTAAGCCGTACGAGGTTCGCCTGGAGGCTGTATCAGAACCAGGCGGAAAGTCACGGTGCATCACTGTTGCTGACTGGTGGTTACCCACCCTACAACAGGGTCCCACGCATGTGTTCGCCGAGTTACTCGGGTCACACCCTTCTGCTCACTCCTGCTTTAAGCGGGAGGATCAGGCGTGGAACGCACTTCGAAACCTATCTAAGATAGGTCACGAAAAGATCAATGAAGGTTTCGCCTTCTTGACTTCGGACTTCACTTCAGCCACTGACACGGTACCGTTCTACTTAGTAGAGTCGGTGGTCCGTATCATGCTGGAGGAGACAGGGCTGATAAAACGATATTCGTTTTTGCTCGACCTAATTGGCACGCGTCGTGTAACACGACGGCAGCGTCGATGGGTAAAGGGGGAGCCTACGGCGAAGACACTTAGTGTCGACACGTATGACTCAACGCGCGGAATCATGATGGGCGAGCCTCTATCTAAGATAGTTCTCGTACTTTCCATCCTGGCCCTTGAGGAATATACTTATAGTAAACACCTCAACCTCCGCTACGACCGTGAGTATGGTACTCGCGACGCAGCCTGGAGGGCGTTCCATATTGGCGGTGATGATCACTTGGCCTATGGACCTCTTGCGTACCTCCAATCCCTTGCTCTAGGAGCAGAGGAGATTGGGTACATACCCTCGAAAGGTAAACATTACCTCTCGCGATCTGCTGTGCCGTACACCGAAAAGCTTTTACTCCTTAAAGGAAGTAGGATCAATTACACGCAAGGTGAGATTAATAATTATCCACCTGATTCTGTATGGATTGACTCCATCAAGATGCGTTTGATCTCCCCATTCACGACAGTCGTAGACAGTCGTGACGACCGCAATATTGCGATTGGGAAAGCACGTGCGCTTAGCCGCACGGCGATGTACTTTAGGCCGAACACGTACTCTGAGAGGACGTATCGACTTGCCTTGAACCGATTTAAAATCAGGTTCGCGGGCTATGTGCCTTCAACGCACCGCCCGAAACTCTCGGCATTTGTTGCTCTCCCATCCGAACTAGGCGGATGGGGCCTGTGTTGGAACCCGAGTGACGCCACATATGTGGCATTACCCCCCATTATATGGTGGGCACTTGATTCCCTCGCTGAACAGCGCTCATGGACACTTAGTGTCCGGAAAGCGCTGGGCGGTGCGTTCTCCAATCCCTCAGGGTATGAAGACGTAAAGTACCTAACGGAGTTTGCTGAGCAAATCCGTCGGTACCCAGGATCGATCGCCTTATCGGCGAAATCGACCAAAGAAGCATTCCCTGAATTATTCAACGGGAATATTCGTGAGACCTCCTTACTACTACGGGAGAAGGGATTAATCCCGTTCTACGAATTCGAACAGCTTCTTGGACGCCCTTTCAAGTTTTTAAAACTCTTGAATAGGGCTGAGAATAGACACATCACGCGCTTTAATACGCGGACGAACAAGGAACGCTTTGCGTCCCTTTGGGGTGAACTTGAAGCTTTAAAGCTTGAAGTGGACAAGGAAACCGTCCTAGACGGATCACGCGTCGTCACTTTGGACCTAGTCAGGAGGGCTGCTAAGCACGCTCGCTTCGACTGGTTCGTCGACCTCACCGCTGCTTCAAGCATCGCGGTGACGACTTCCCAGGTCTCTGCTACTCTTAGCGGACCGGACAGTGACGAAAAATACTTTGAAGCCATAGAAAATGGGCTCATTGTATTCAAAGATGATGTTCCGCTAAGGGAACACATCTTATATAACGCGCCAGATCTTAAGATCAGGCCCGTGAACAAGTTGTTCTCAGAAAGGAGTTCAGGTTTAAACCTTATCTCTTTATTGTCTAGTGTTATCACTGGTCAACTTCCTGAGGAAGAGAAGAACAGCGAGAATTAAATCTCGCGAGTTCAGGATCTTAGATTAATCGCCAGATCCTCCACACCCCTAGCTTGTCTAGGGACAATCGTGGTACGTCGCGTTTATGCGACGTCTCTCCT